TTAAAGCATACGTGTTTTCTGCTGCTTTTCGGTATGCACACGCTTCACGATTTTATAGATCCACTGCAGCGTCAAATTATACTTTTTCGCCAGTTCGGCATAATTACGCCCATTGCACTCGCTGTAGATCTGGTAATCCCGCTCAGAAGCTCTGCCAGAGATGCCCTTCGGAAAGTAAATGCTTTGCCCGCCCCAGTTTCGCATCATGCGGTCGGCAATGGCATGACCGGCATTTTCGGCAGCCGCGCTGTCGATATTCATGCTTTCAATAAGTACCTGAGAAGCATGAAACGCCAGATCGCTGATAATTTCCGGCATCCGGGCAATATCTTTTGATTTCTGAATCATCTTTTATCTCCATATATTTCGCACCTTGACTGCTCCGTACTTTCCGGAACCGCTGGTGCAAAAAGAAACACGATTGCTACCCGCCAATATATTACTAAAATTAATTAATAACCTGCGTCAATGCGAAATGGTTATTCATTGATGTGATTAATTCTAGAATTTGAATTCACCAATTAAATATATCCACCTATATAAGCCATCGTCTGAGCAGGTGTATTTTACACGATACTGTTTTTACATACAGTATTTATTTGGAGTTTTTCACAGCCTATGTCATATGCTTCGCATTCTTACACTCCGATAACAAAATCAAAAATACCCAGTAAAATCAATTATATGAAATCATTACATGAGTAAACTGGTCATGAAAGATATCTAAATCTTTGCCAGTTAGAGCGATAAATAAGATTTTATCTACGCCACAACTCCCGGACCCGACATACTTTGTTTGCCTTCTTATCAGGTAGTGTAGAGGTTAACGCCAAAAACATTTATTAAAGTTATTTATTAAATAGATTTCCATTCTTGCAAGGGAGGAAAGCAAAATACTCATGCCTCAATTATCAGGAGGTTCGTTATGAAAAAAATCATATTTCCACGTCTTTCAGGCTGGCTGATTGCATCCATTGTCTTATTTATGGTTATTGCCTGGTTTTCATCAGCGCAAATTCCCGTGGTGATCTACAAACTGAGTCTGGTATCGCTATCGGCCGTGGTGGGCTACTGGCTTGACCGTAGCCTCTTTCCCTGGGCGCGGCCCGATTCGTTTTGCCCTTGGGAGGAGTCGCTGTGTTGTGCGGCAGCGATGATCCGCCGGGCGCTAATTGTGGCGGCCATTTGTCTTAGCGTCGCAATGGGGCTGTAATGATGTGGCGATCAGGCGCTGGCCTGTTTTGTACGTTTTTCCTGCTTGCTACAGAGGCGGCCGGGCCTCCCCGCGCTGCGCTGCCATGGCGCAATGAGCTGATCCGTACCGCGCGCGAAATCTGGGGTCTTAACGCACCCATTGCGGATTTCGCCGGGCAATTTCATCAGGAATCAGGATGGAACCCTAATGCCCGCTCTCCGGTTGGCGCTCAGGGAATGGCGCAATTTATGCCCGCTACCGCTGAGTGGGTCAGCCAGCTTTATCCGCAATTGCGCGCCAATACCCCGTTCAATCCTGGCTGGGCGATACGGGCACTGGTGCAATATGACCAACAGCTCTGGAAAAGCATGAGTGCGCAGGATAATTGTCAGCGAATGGCCTTTACGTTAAGTGCTTACAACGGCGGTCAGGGCTGGGTTAATCGTGATAAAAAACTGGCAACCGCACAGGGGCTAAATGCCTCGGTCTGGTTCTCTCATGTTGAGAAAGTCAACGCCGGGCGCAGCGCGGCAAACTGGCGCGAAAATCGTCACTATCCTAAGGCGATTCTCTATCAGCACGCCCCTCGCTATTTACAATGGGGGCAAACCAGTTGTCCCCGTTAATCAGAGGAGCCAATGAAACTCAATATCGACTTTTGGGAAGTGATTTCCTTTATGCTTTCTTTTGCGGGATTAATGTTTGCCGCTGGTAAATTACTTCTGTCGCAAATTGAAAAACGATTAAATGAGCGTTTTGAAGCACTGGAAATCGCCAGACGTGAATCGGAGAGCGGCTGGTCAAGACTCGAACGGGAATTTTTTGAGTTCAGAGCCGATCTGCCACTGAATTACGTTCGACGAGAGGACTATTTGCGCGGCCAGGCAGTTATCGAAGCGAAGCTGGATGCCTTATACAGCAAAATAGAGTTATTACAGCGGGGAAGTTACTAATTCCCCTTATGCAAAATCCCCGTCGTTAACGCGCCGGGGATTTTTTTATTTCTTTAACTCTTTTCTCTAAATCAGATTAAAAGATCTGCCAGCCGCATTAGGCCAAAATCCCTACCGAGCGATAACGAAGGAAGATAAGTTTCTTCGGCGTAACAGGAGAATGGGATATGGAAACATTATTGGTCGCTAATACTCTGGCAAATCATTTGCGTACAGTGGCTCCCAAAATGGATGTATTTATTTCAGCCACCGATCCGAAGGAGTATATGCCGACAGGAAAAGAAGTCACGGTATTAATTCATTACTGTGGTTCTGAATTTACTGCGACTGAAAGCACAGATGCCATTGTGCAAATGCAAACGCTCCATTTTACCGCCACCGTTATTGTTTCAGATTTAAATAAAGCGCTAACCGCGCTGGATCGTATACGCAGTTCATTAGGCGGCATACCGCTGCCGGGCTGCGATCAACCGCTGTGGCTAACAGGGGAAAAGTATATCGGCAATAGCGCTGATTTTTATCGTTACACCCTGGAAATGGCCACCCGCGCGCTTTTTATCGCGAATAAGGAAGGCAAGGATTTACCTCTGCTGACCGTCGTTAACTATGAGGAAGCTCAATGAAATATATCTACAACGGCCCGGCAAGTGGCGTCACGCTTGCTGATGGTCAGGAAATCTTACTGTGGCCCGACAATGAAATCGAGCTGCCGGAAGATAACGAGTGGGTGATGACCATGATCGCCCGCAAACATCTGACCGCTATCGTTACGGAAAACGAACAAAATAACGAAGAGGAAATTGTCCATGGCAGCTAATTATCTGCACGGCGTAGAAACCATTGAAATTGAAAACGGCCCGCGTCCGGTTAAAGCCGTAAAATCTGCCGTCATTGCGCTGATCGGTACCGCACCGGCTGGCCCGGTTAACCAGCCGACGCTGTGCTTATCGGAAAGCGACGCAGCACAGTTTGGTCCAACCCTTGGGAACTTCACTATTCCTAAGGCATTGCAGGCCATTTACGATCACGGTGCGGGTACCGTGGTCGTGATTAACGTACTGAATCCAGCAATCCATAAAACATCTGTCACCAGTGAGTCTGTCACTGTGGATGGTAATGGCCAGGTGCAGTTAAAATATGGTGGCGTGCAAAGCTTTGCTATCGGCCGTAGCTCGAACGCGGATACCCCCTATAGTAAAAATACCGATTACACCGTCGATATGCTGACCGGTAAAGTGACCTGCATGGGCGAAAACCTGAAGCCGGGAACCAGGGCTTATGCAAGTTATACCTATGCCGATCCCACTAAAGTGACGGCCGCTGAGATTATCGGGGCTATCAATACCGCAGGCGATCGCACCGGTATGAAACTGTTGCAGGATACCTATAACCAATTCGGTTTCTTCGCCAAAATCCTGATTGCGCCGGTGTTCTGTACGCAGAAATCTGTTACCGCCGAACTGATCTCCCATGCTGAAAATTTGGGGGCTATCGCCTACATTGATGCGCCGGTTGGCACCACTTTCCAGCAGGTTCTGGCGGGACGCGGCGCGCAAGGTGCCATCAACTTTAATACCAGTTCCGATCGTGCGCGGTTGTGCTATCCCCACGTAAAAGTGTACGACAGCGTGACCAATAGCGAAGTGCTGGAGCCGCTGTCATCACGTGCGGCGGGTCTGCGCGCCAAAGTAGATCTGGAAAAAGGCTTCTGGTGGAGTAACTCAAACCAGGAAATCCAGGGTATTACCGGGCTTGAACGTTCGTTGTCGGCCATGATTGATGACCCACAAAGCGAAGTAAACCAGTTGAATGAAAACGGCATCACCACCGTGTTCAACAGTTATGGTTCTGGTCTGCGCCTGTGGGGTAACCGTACCGCTGCCTGGCCAACCGTTACGCATATGCGCAACTTCGAAAACGTGCGCCGTACCGGCGATGTGATTAACGAATCCATTCGCTATTTCAGCCAGCAGTATATGGACATGCCGATTAATCAGGCACTGATCGATGCCCTGACCGAATCCGTTAACACATGGGGCCGCAAACTGATCGCGGACGGTGCGTTGCTGGGCTTTGAGTGTTGGTATGACCCGGCGCGTAATCCGCAGACAGAGCTTGCCTCAGGTCATCTGTTGCTGAGCTACAAATTCACGCCGCCACCGCCGCTGGAACGCCTGACGTTTGAAACTGAAATTACCTCTGAATATTTAGTCTCTCTGGAGAGCAATCGCTAATGGCCGGAAAAATTCAAATTAATCGTATTACCAACGCCAATATTTATCTCGATGGTAATAACCTTTTAGGTCGCGCAAGCGAAATTAAATTGCCTGATGTCACCATGATTATGCAGGAACATAAAGCGCTGGGCATGGTGGGTAAAATCGAATTACCTGCAGGCTTTGATAAAATGGAAGGCGAGATCAAATGGAACTCTTTTTATCAGGATGTGATGCGTAAAACCGCGAATCCGTGGCAGGCCATTGCTTTACAGTGCCGCTCCAGTATTGATTGTTATAACCCGCAGGGTAAAGCCGATCAGCAGGCGCTGGTAACGCATATGACCGTCATGTTTAAAAAGAATCCGCTGGGAACGTTCAAACAGAATGAAACTCCGGAATTCACCAGCAGTTTTAGTTGTACCTACATTAAACAGGTCGTTAATGGCGAAACACTTCTGGAACTGGATTATCTGGCAAATATCTTCCGTGTTAACGGCGAAGATCAACTGAACAGTTATCGTAATAACATCGGTGGTTAAGGTATTCGGGGTTTCGGCCCCGAATTTAACCCGGTTTATTTAATAAGGACACGCCATGAACGAAAAATATTCGCTGCAATTTCCTTTTACCTCGGTCGCGGGTGAGCGCATTAATTCACTGAAATTACGTCGCCTGAAAGTGAAGGATATGCGAACAGCAAGACGCGCCAGCGATAAACCCGAAGAGTGGGACGAGCCGCTGATGGCCGCCATGACAGGCCTGATCCCGGAAGATCTGGCAGAAATGGACCTGCTGGATTACCAGGCGTTGCAGAAACGATTTCAATCCATGCTTAGCATGGGTGGCGAATCCGCAACAACTGTGGCAGGCAATGGCGCTGCTGGCGAGGTGGTTTCGCTTTCCACCCAGTGAGATCGATGCCCTGACGGTAGACGACTTCACCTGCTGGCTGGATGAAGCCAGCACACAAATCAAACATGAGTATGACTCGCAGGACTAGCGCCTGCGGGTTTCCCGACCTCAAGCCCGGTTCGTCCTCCAGGCCTTCCTTCCCTGCTTTTTATTCGGAAAGCCTGCTGCCGGGCCGTCACCGGAACAACCAAAGTGAGAAACAATTTTGGCCAACGATATTATTACTCAGCTTCAGGCGCGTAATGAGACGTTGACGCAGGCAATCGCCCGTTACGGCTCACTCAACGCCACCACGTTGCAAACACTCAGCGCCGAGCAAACCAAAGTCAACAGACTGATGCAGCAACTCAACGACTCTGCCACGCGCCTGGAAAAAAATGGCACGCAGCGCGCTGCGCTCATGGAATCCTCAAAGAATTTCATTGGGCAGGCAGGCCATGTCTTTAACGTCGAAGCCCCGGACTGGAAGCTGCCTTTCGAGTTTCAGGACAGCATGGTCAACATGGCCATGAAAGGCGGCCTGGATAACAGCGGGCAAGAGGCACTCAGCCTGAATCTTCGTGACTGGAGCCTTGATTTCAATCAGGAGCAGAAAACATTGCAAAGCGCCGCCACCCTCTTAATCGACGGCGGCACAACCGCATTACAGGATCTTAATCGCTACATGCCTGACATCGCGAAAGCGGCGACCGCCACGCGCGACAGTGCAGAAACCTGGGCGATGGCGGCGTTACCCTCTCAGTCAGCCAGTCGATTATCGACGTAGCGGTACTGGGGCCGGATGAAGGCCTGCCGGAAGGCTGCGTGGAGATCTATCCGCTGACCCTGAATGGTCTGCCGGGGCCGGAGTTGCTGGCACAGATCGAGCGAGAAGTGAGCAAGGAGAAAAAGCGCCCGTTAACTGACAAGGTGAGCGTTAAAAAGTCTCCACGCGTGACGTATGAGATCCGCGCCCGGCTGACGCTGTTTACCACGGCCGATCAGGAGACAACGCTTGCTGCCGCCCGCAAAGCCATCAGCGCCTGGACACAGCAGCGCCAGACCCGGTTAGGCCAGGACATCGTGCCGAACCAGATCATCAAAGTGCTGCAAGTTGAGGGGGTGTACGACGTCGCGCTGGATATGCCTGATAAACGCGTATTACAGGCACACGAGTGGGCGCAATGCACCGCGATTGACGTGACGATTGCCGGGGTCAGCGATGGATAAACTGCTTCCGCCACCGCTTGCCAGTGACGAGCGTTTCTCGATTCTGGCGAATATCGCCGCTGAGCGTTTTACGCAAATCGATCTGACGGCACTCCTGGTTTACCTGATTGATATCGTCGATGCCTCCGCATTGCCGACGCTGGCTGAACAGTTTCATGTGCAGGGGCTGGAAGGCTGGTTATTTACCCGTAATGAGCAGGAAAAACGTGAACTGATTAAGCAAGCGATAGAACTGCACAAATATAAAGGCACGCCCTGGGCCGTCCGTCGGGTACTGGAAATATTGTCATTACCCGGCACCATTTCAGAGTGGTTTGAATATGGCGGTAAGGCCTATTTTTTTAAGATCGAGATCGAACTGGAAAATCAGGGCATTGACGAAAACATTTTTAATAATCTGGTAGACCTTATCCATGAATATAAAAATGTGCGTTCAAAACTTGAAGCGTTAATTATCTGGATAATAAACCAGAGTGCAATTCCTGTTATTGGCTGCGCACTTTATGGTGGCGAAATAACAGCAGTATTACCCTTCCAGGTTCTGGAAGTTCAACAAGTCAAACCGATTTATTTCGGCACAGGGCAATGGAGCCTTGAAATTACATCTATTTACCCGGAGTAATTATGGATAATGAGTTTTATACCCTTTTGACTGACAAGGGGATGGCAAAAATTGCCAGCGCTCTTGCAGACAAAAAACAACTGCATCTGCAAAAGATGGCGGTTGGCGACGGCGGTGGGCAATATTATGAGCCAGCGACCAGCCAGACCAAATTGCGTCACGAAGTCTGGCGCGGCGACATGAACACTTTGAAGGTCGCACCAAATAACCCCAACTGGCTCATTGCCGAAGTGGTGCTGCCTGAAGATATTGGCGGCTGGTATGTGCGTGAAGTGGGCGTATTCGATGCGGACGGCGAGCTGATCGCTATCGGCAAGTTCCCGGAATCGTATAAACCGTTGCTGCCCGGCGGCAGTGGTAAGCAGGTCTGCATTCGCCTGATTATGGAAGTGTCAAATACCACGGCGGTCACACTGACTGTGGATCCAGGCGTTGTGCTGGCGACACGGGATTATGTGGATTCATTGCTGGATGAACATGAGCACTCAACGAATCACCCCGATGCGACATTAACGCAAAAAGGGTTTACGCAGCTAAGTAATGCCACTGATAGCGACGATGAAACCAAAGCCGCGACGCCAAAGGCCGTAAAAGCGGCAATGGCTGAAGCGCGCAATCATACCCATATCTGGAGCCAAATTACCGGCGTTCCGGATGGAACGCTGACGCAAAAAGGAATCGTTAAGCTTAATAACGCCACGAATAGTACTAGCACCATAGAAGCTGCGACACCGAGTGCGGTGAAAGCGGCGATGGATAAAGCGAATGCGGCGGCACCCGCTAGCCATACCCACGCATGGAGCCAGATTACCAGCGTTCCGGACGGCACCCTGACACAAAAAGGGATCGTAAAACTAAACAACGCAACCAACAGCACCAGTACGACGGAAGCAGCGACACCGAGCGCGATTAAGGCGGTATATGATTTGGTCTCAGTGGCAGAAACTTGCCCCGTAGGAACCCCCATTCCCTGGCCGTCTGATAAGGTACCGTCCGGTTATGCACTGATGACCGGGCAAACATTTAATAAAACCACGTATCCGAAACTGGCGATCGCTTATCCTGCGGGCATTATTCCTGATATGCGCGGCTGGACGATTAAAGGTACTCCTACCAGCGGGCGAGCAGTTTTATCAACAGAAATGGATGGTATTAAGTCGCACAACCATACAGGTAGCGCCGCTAATACGGATCTAGGAACGAAAACTACCGCTGCGTTTGATTATGGGACTAAAACATCTTCTTCCACGGATTTAGGAACAAAAACAACAGCAGCATTTAACCATGGTATAAAATCCACCGCATCTGCCGGTGCGCATACACATACCGTTCCATTATCTAACGATGAACGGAACTCTGGTTACGCAGATGGAGCTAGTACAACTCATCCTGACGGTATGGCAACAACCAGTAGTTCAGGAGTACATACTCATTCGGTAGACGTCGGCTCCCATGCCCATACAGTTGTTATGGGCGCTCATACTCACACGCTCGCTATAGGGTCACACACCCATAATGTTGTGATGGGAACGCATACTCATACAATTACTATTAATGCAGCAGGCAATACTGAAAATACCGTTAAAAATATTGCATTTAACTATATTGTGAGACTCGCATGAAATTTGAATTTTCTAATGAACCGCAAATTCTGCGGGTATTTAATTACGCTCGTGATACCCAAGAGTTTGTTGGTGAAAGCGACTATTACGTTGCACCAAATACCGGATTATCAGGAAACTGTACTCTGGAAGAACCACCAGTTGCAGCACCGGGTAAAACCCCTGTCTGGTGTGAGGACGATTGGCAACTTATAGATGATCACCGAGGGATAGTGGTTTATAACACGCAAACTCAAGCAGAACAGATTATCTGCCAATTAGGGCCGCTACCTGAGAATGTCACAATTTTCAAACCCTCCAGCCCGTTCGACCGCTGGAATGGTAAGACATGGCTGCCGAATGTTAACGCCGCAAAAGTGGCACAAATTGCCGCCATAAAAACTCGCCGTGATGAAATCACTGCCGATTACATCATTATTGACGATAACCATTTCCACAGTGACGCTAACAGCCGTATTCAGCAGCTCTCGCTTACCAAAATGGGCCAGGCTAAGCAAATCCCTAAGGGATTAATGTGGCAGACCAAAAACAACGGTCTGATTACATTAACCAACGAAATCGCTGCTCAGTTTGAATCCGTCACGATGGATCACGATATGCGCCTGTTTGCTAATGCCCAGCGTCATATCGCGGCGGTGGAAGCGCTGGAGGATATACAGGCGGTACAGGATTACGACTATTCCACGGGCTGGCAACCGTGAGTAGCTCTAACGTCTGGCTCGCCTGTTATAAGGGGCAGGCGGAGCATCGTGGCATTGCCAGGCTAGCCGACTGGCTGACGCGCAAAGTCACACGGGGAATATACTCTCACTGTGAACTGGCCGTCGCACGCGATGGGAATAACTACCTGTGCTACTCAGCCTCGTTCCGCGATCGCGGCGTGCGGGGAAAACTGATGCCGCTGCCGGAAGATAAGTGGGATAAATTGCCGCTTAATGCCACCCTTCAGGAAGTGGAAGCTTTTTTCCGTAAACACGACGGCAAAAGGTACGACTGGAAAGGTGCGTTAGGGATTGTTCTGAGCAATAAAGAACAGCGTGATCGGCTCTTTTGCAGTGAGTTCTGCGCCGAATTCCTTCAGCTTAATGAGAGCTGGCGCTATTCGCCAAACCATCTGTATGCACTGGTTAGCAGTTGGCAAAATCATCCATAA